ATGGCAATTTCTGGCTCCCTCTTTAATGCTTCACCTAAATTCAGTAACTGCCGCTTAAATATCCCGCGAATGTCCGGCACCTCGACTATTTGGTCACCGCTGCCCGCGATCTCATTCAGCGTGTCACGCTCTCGCTCTGCCGCTTTCAGTCTTGCGCTCAGCGCTGGTGACGCCCCGACCGAAACGATAGCATCGATCATGCGGGTGATTTCTTTCTCAACCTCGGCTAGCCGTTCGTTTGCCTGCCGCACTTTCCCTGCGTTGCTATTGGCCTTTAGGTGTTGCCGAAACTCTTTCTCGTAAAGCCGTGCCGCCGATGGGGATAGCAAGTCTTTACGCACAATGGTCAAGATGCGCTTTTCAACCAGCGCACGGCTTAGGCGGTAATCAGGGCAGGCAGATGGGCCTACGTTGTGATGCACGCTACATCCGTAGTAATTGCGGTCACGGCCAGCCATCGGGCCACCGCAATGCGGGCAACGCAGTATGCCGCCCAATAGGCTCTTCATTGGCCGAGCCGATACCTTGCGCCCGTATTCGTCACGCCCGCTGTCGATCCGGTAGCGAACTTTAGCCCAGGTGGCTTTATCAACGATTCGTAGATCAGGCATATCAACGCGCTTCCACTCGCTTTCTGGGCGCTCTATACGCTTGCGCTTGCCAGTATCAGGGTCTTTAACCCACTGTGAGCGGTTCCATGTATAGATGCCCGCATACAAGCTATTGTTAATCATGCCAGTGCCTTTCACTGGCGAGCCGTACACGGCAGACACCGACCACTTGCCGCCCCTTGGTGCTGGCACGCCGTCCTCATTCAAGCGAAGAGCTATAGCGCGATAACCCTTGCCTTCGGCAACCGATTGGAATATCCAGCGGACAACAGCCGCTTCCGTTTCGTTGATGACGTAATGGCTGCCCTGCTCGCTCTTAACGATGTCGTAGCCGTAGAGATTGCCACCTGCAATAAAGCCACGCTCAAACTGCCCCGCCATGCCGCGATGAGTTTTAGCACGCAGGTCATCAAGATAAATCTCATTGATCAGCCCGCGCACGCCGCGCATAACTTTGCGCCCAGGCGCTTCTGAGTCGTAGCCATCACATACGCCGATAATGCGGATATTGCGATGCTCTAAGCGGCGAACGATACTCTCTTGCTCCACTTGGTCGCGGCTGAGTCGGTCGAGCCCCTCAAGCAGCAAGACATCAAAGCGGGCCGCCATAGCGTCAGCTAGCAGCGCCTTGCCGCCTTCTCGGCTACCCACCTGCGTAGAGCCGGATACAGCGCCGTCGTGATGCATCCCGATAATGTCAAAGCCATCCCGATTGGCTCGGGCACGGCAAACGCTTAGTTGGTCATCAATGCTGGTCGAGTCTTGTTTTTCACTGCTGTACCGTGCGTAAACTACGGCGCGCATTATCCTTCCCCTTTAAATGATCGTTGGCAGCCTGCCGGGCGAGCATTCTAATGATAGCGGCCTGCCCCTCGCTAATTTGCGGATGATTGGCTTGTGCTTTCATTATGCATCCCCCAGAAACAAAGAAGCCGCCTTTTTGGCGGCTGGCGATCTCAGTGATCGATACGGTTTGAAGTTCTCGTTGTCTGGCCTGGGTATGTCCGACCAGCACTTCCCAAGCCTTATCAAGCTAACGGTGCCGTGTGAAACGCCAAACCGATTGGCAATGGCACGGTTGGTCATTCCTTTGGCAATCAGCTTGATGATTTCAATAACCTTCTTATCGTCCAGTATAGCCTTGGGGTTGCTTGCGCCCTTCTGGCCAACATAGCGCTCCCTACCCTTACTGATCATGTCCCGAGTGTTATCTAAATTCGTGCCCAGGAAAATATGATCGGGATTTACGCACAGCCGTACATCGCACTCATGGCAGCCAAGCATGCCCTCCGGTATCGGGCCTTTGTGAATTTCGTAAGAGATACGGTGCGCCGCCTCTTTCCTGCCGCCTATCTTCATAGTCCCATAGCCGCGCCCGCTGGTGGCCGCCTGCCATATCCAGCAGCCCGACTCTTCATCGACGATATACTTTTCGTGAAAGCGCTCTATCTCAATCGGCTTGATTCGCATACTTTCCTCCCGCGCAAAAGAAACCGCCTCTTGGGCGGCTGTCATCGTTCGTTCATTGCTCGGGCCATCGCCCGTATTCGATCAAAAGGAAGCTTGTTCAGTCGTCGCTCTACGCGGGTGCCAAGACGTCGGTTGCTGCGATTCTCATCCTTCACCTTTTGCAGCATGTTGAGCTTTTCTACTCGCGTACTGTAATCGGAGCGTTTAGCTGCCATAGCCTTTAACTCTGCGATATGCGCCCGAGATATCTGGTGTAGTGTGCTCATGAGCCCCCCCCCTGCTTTCTATGCGATTCTCGCTCAGTGCACGGCGGTGGCATCGAGTCGCCTTCGTATCGCTCGACCGTGCTGATTGCCAGGCCACGCAAATACCAGTCGCCAACCATCTCCTTGCGCTCGGCTTCCGTCTCGCCATCATTGATCCAGCTCATTGCCACGTTCCCGCCGCATACCGGGCAGTTGGCCAGCATCATTTGACCCAAGTGCTTACGCTCGCTCATACATCCTCCGGCCTGGGTGCGGCTGATAGCAGCTTCCGATACGCCCTCTGCATATCTTCTTTGCAGCTTGACCCTCCAGTAATAGTTTGGCTTGGGTCATCGTTTTTATGGGTGCCTTGATTAGGCCTAACCCAGTCGATTTCTTGATGCGCCCTAGCAAGCATCTCTTCACTAGGCTCTTCCGGCACCGCCTGCCACCCCTCGGGGCACGCGGCTTGCCATGATTCCCAAGCGGCTTGCGTTATGGCGCTAGCGTATCGTTCTGCATCGACATGCCAGTGCAGTTCAAATCGACCCGCTGCCCACGCCTCAAACCGCTCTCGCTGCTCATTCATCCCAAACACTCCATGACATAGTATTCATCCCAGATATACCGGGCATTCACAGTCGCTTTCAGCTCGCGCATCAACTGCTCTCGCAGCTCGTACAGTTCGGCCACTTTCTGCCGCTGGCCGCACACCGCTTCGCTTTCGCGCGTTTCGGTTCCGTCGTCATAGCGCAGCACCAGGCACGCAGTGACTCGCCATCGCATTGGCGCATGAGCGGCAAACTGCGCGACTGACGCCCGTTTATCGGCGGGCACATGGACTGGAAACGCCCACTCGCCCTCGAATTTGCCGTCAATGTGCCGACCAGTGGCCATGGCACCCTTAGCCCATAGCTTTGCTCTGGCCTCGTACGCATCGCGCTGCTTGCGTGACATTCCCGCATAGCGCCGATCAGCAGCGCGCTTTTCTCGGGCCCGGCGCTGGGAGCGGTTGAGTTGTGGTTCTGGCTGCATAAAACCTCCAGGCATGAAAAAACCGCTCACCGGCGGCCATAGTCTCTAAATAGTCGTGTCGATAATCGCCACGCAGCGTATCCGGTATGCGCCTACGCACTGCCAGCGCGGAGATGCGGCGGGCATTGGGTAGCTGATCGAGCATGTTCAAACTCCGTGCAGCGCACGATGACGCGGCCCTTGCTCTTGCTCATGGCGGGCATTTGGTTAAAAGGTAGGTTGCTACAGTCATCGAAAGTGCGGCGGCAGGCCATGCACATGCTGCCTTTTGGCTGGTGGGTCATTGATGGTCCTCAGTTTTGCTACTCGCGGCCAGCTCTGGAAAATGGATGCGTCTAAATGTGTTGGTGGACATTTTGCCATCGCGGACTTTCTTAAGGTCCTCTTCCTCCTTATCCCACGCTGCTTGCTGGCTTTTCTCGGCTGCACACTTGCAATAGGTGCCATAAGCGCCGCATTCCAGCTCACAATCAGGATGCGAGTCACGGCGGGCGAGAGAGGTGACAGGCGATTCGGCTCTCGCTTTATCCCATCCCTCGATGCGGCGGCGAGTTTCTGCGCCAAGAACTGTGCTTAAATCCCATGGCTCTCGCAGTTTATCGCCAGCTTCTTGTAGCCGCTCAACATGCGCTGCTAGCGCCGCCTCCCGCTCTTCCAACTTCTGCCGCCGCGCTATCTGGTGCTCCTCTGCCGTGCGGTAGGCGTCCCGCTCGCACTCTAGCTCGGCCACCAGCTCCGTTAGCTTTGCGTTTGCCTCTCGCTCGCTCTCCAGGGCTTCGGGGCTGCATTCGGCGTACAGGCGCTTGGCTTGTTCCAATTCGGAACTGGCCACCGCTTTAGCGGCATCCATTCCCTGTTGGGCTGCTTTAGCCTGCCGTGTCAGCGCGTTTTTAAGCTCAGCAATCTGCTCTTGCTGTGCCTGGCATTCCTTAACAAGCCCTACATTGCAGCGCTCCAGCTCGGCAATGCGCTTCTGTGCGTCGCTCAACTCGCCCTCTATTCGCTCCATTGGTGTCATTTTAAGCCGCCCTCATGCTAGCCAACTGCTTAGCCTGCTCGGCCAGCTCTGCGCGCAGTAGCGCATTCTCGGCTGCCAGCGCGTCGTTCTCGGCCAGCACGGCCAGCTTTTCGCTTTCCAGGTCATGGTTGCGAGCCATCAGCATTCCAATCAGCTCGTCCGTTTCAGCTTCGCGGGCACCGGCGGTCCCTTCATGGGTAGGTGTCAGCATGGTTTCTCTCCAGTAGTTTCTTGCTTCATAAAAACGAGCCAGTGGGTCAGGCCTTTGCGGCCGGACAAGTGACCGAATAGCGGCGGCTGCGGAGCTAGCTTGATGACGTCGCCGATCTTCACCTGCGTTTCGTTCCACTTAAAAACCAGGGTGCCCCCGGGCTCAAGTACGCGCAGGCACTCGCTGAAGCCGCGGCGAATATCGTCTTGCCAGTTGTCGCTCAGCTTTCCGTACTTAGCTGCCAGCCAGCTTCGCGGACCGGCTCGGCATAGATGCGGCGGATCAAAGGCAACAAGTTTGAAGCTGCCATCCGGGTAAGGCAGGTCGCGGAAGTCGAGCAGCACGTCAGGCTCAATCACCAGCGTTCGCGTGCCTTCGGCATTACCGTGACTGCGATCAGTGACCGTGATCGTCTCTGAACGACAGTCGCCAAACACCACGGCGGGATTAGCGCGGTCGTGCCACATCATGCGGCCGCCACAACAGGGGTCGAGAATCGTTTTATTGACGGCTTCCATGGGTATCTCCAGTAATGATGTAGCGGTCGCGGCTCGGGCCAATGAGCGGCTGTTGGCCGGGCTCCAAGTGCCAGTCGAACCGGTGCAGGCAGCGGTCGCACTGCTTCTTGTTGATTGAGCGGAATAGGCGTAGGCGCTGGCAGCCGCAGCGCGGGCAGTGTTTGGTGGTGGGTTTCATAGTCCAGCTTTCAGGTAGGTATGCTCTGCCCGGTGCTTTAGGGCGCTCTTCAGGCATCGCCGATGATTGGACTCCATTCGCGCATCGTTTACCCGACGCGCCTCTCTAACCTGAGCGATGACAAAGCGGCAATCCTGATTCCAGAAGGCGCGGTTGAGGCTTCGGCTTGTGCTTATTTCCTCATACGTAGTCATGCCGTGTACCTCGTCGCGTAACTGCAAATATCCCGCGCCGTGCTTAGCCCGCAGCCGTATTTAAGAGCCAAGCGCCGTAGGCTAACGCCGTGTCGCTCTCTGTCGTGGCGCATGGCGCGTACCTGGGCATCGCTTAGCACTGCCTTTTGATGGCATTCGCCTACGCGGTGGCCTGTGGGTGCGCGGGCGATTAGTTGGCTTTGTCGCATACGTACCTCAGTGAATGACTGAATTACGCATGCTGCCTGGGCGACCATATCGCTTGATGAAAGCTCCTGCTTCGTCAAGGAAGTCATGGCGGCTAGAAAAGGCGCATAAGCGTTGAAGGCTCTCCATAACCTCATGAAAATAGCGGTTCTCAATCTCTATTTGGGAGAGGGTTTGAATGCCGCCCATACCAGACCCGCCGCACTCCAAGCAGTCGCGACCGCAGCATTCACACTCTCCCGTTCCGTCGCACTCCTGACACTCAACCTCGCGATCTTCAAAAACTTGCAAGGCTTGCCATTCATAAAGCGGCTGTATTGTGATCATCACCACCTCCCAGATAGTAAAAAGCCCCAGGCGGGGCTAGGCTCTGCGTTGTTCGTTACCCGCCGCAAATATTGTGCAGCGCAGCAAATGGTATTTCATCGCTCATGGGATCGCCGCCGCCCCCGCCTTGTTGCTGCCCTTGGTAGGGTGGCTGCTGCTGGTAGTTCTGCTGTGGTGGCTGGTTATTCTGCGGCGCAGCCCCTTGCTGCTGGCGTCCCTGGCCTTGCTGTTCAGGCTTAAAGCACGACACCAATACACTGTCGCGGTTATCGGGGTTCGGGATGCCTGCCGGGTTAAACCAGCGGTGCAGGATCACGAACTCACCGCCATCGTCGCTTTTCATTAATGCGCCAATGTTCTGCCAGCGGGCTTTCTCCTGTCCCTGGCCATCGGTGTAGGTTCCGGTTTTAACAACTAGGTCACGTAGTTTCTGCGGCATTTCTTTGCTCCATTAAAAAGCCCTCGGAGTGAGGGCTGTTAATAATTAATGCTGACGCTGGGTATCTGACCCTTGGCAATCAGCGTTATTGCCTGCTTCGCGCAATCCTCTGGCATACCGCCATCGATCATTGCTTTTAACGCTGCTCGGTTAATCCGTCCGCGATGCTCCTTATCAGCCTGACGGCGGGCGACTTCCTCTTGCTCGCGTCGCAGTTGGTCGGCGCGCTCTTGCTCCTGGCGCTGCTGCTCGGCAATGCGGGCCTGTTCCTTGCGCTCGTGTTCGGCCTGAATGCGTTGCCGCTCGGCTTCTGCGTCACGCTGTGCTTTGGCAATGGCCTCTTGATGCTCACGCTCCCGACGCTCAGCGGCTTCTTTGGCTTCCTGCTCGCGCCGTGCTGCTGCTTCACGTTCGGCCTGCGCTGCCTGTTCCGCTTCGCGCCGTGCGCGATCCTCGGCTTCGCGGGCAATGCGCTCCTCGCGCTCTTTCTGCTCACGTTCCGCCGCTTCTTTGCGCATGCGCTCAAGCTCGGCTTGATCTGCTTCGTATTTCTGGCGACGCTCCAGGCTTGCTTTTAGTGTGGCTAGCGAAGCGGCTTTGACACGATGCGCCTCGGCTTCGTACTCTTCCCACTCCGGGCCGATCTGCTTTGCCTCAAGGTGGGTAATCGTGGATGCGATAACGCCAGACGCTTCATCTTCCAGCGTCTCCGACATTCGCTGCATGGCCTCAATGGCCGCCTTGTGGCCGTTGATCCGCGCCTCCTCCTTGGCCTCCCAATCATTCAGCGGCCCGCGCGCTTCATCGCGCCATTCGTCTAGCTGGTCACGCCAGCGCTTGCGCTCTGCATCAATGGTCTTGGGCAACTGCTTTAAGTCGGCTACCAGCTCCTTGCCAATGTTGTCGATAGCCGTCTTGCTGCGGGCTATCTTGTGAGCCATGGACGCATAAGCCTTGCGGCCTGTTGCGGTATCTAGTGAAGGCGGCTCGGCTAGAAAGTTGTCCAGCTCCTGGCGAATCGTTTGTAGGTAGGGATCAAGGCCTTGCTCGGCCTTAAACACTTCCAGCGCCGTCTCTTTTGACGGCACGGTTACCAGCTCAGTCGATTCCTTTTCGGCTACTTCGGTCATGCTGTTCTCCTAGGCAGCCATTACCAGCTGCATGCGCTCATCCAAAAGCTCGTAAAATGCTTTTACGCGCTCGCTAATCTTGCGAATCATCACTTCGTCACGGTAGGCGCGCTTAACAAACAGCGGCATGCCTGGGTAGTAGCTGATGAAATCAATCCATTCCCGCTCGCTAATCCAGAGCCCGCCTTGGCATTGTGCGATGTGCTCTTTTGGTATCTCTCCATCAAGAAGCACCTCAACCTGAAATTTGGGCAGCTTGGTCTTAATCTCAGCCAGCCCATCATTTCCAACCAAGCTGTCAGGCGAGTAACCCGCGCCGTGATTCAAAATGATGCCTACCTGCTCCAGCTCGACGCCGTGTATCTCGCTGTAAAGCTCGCGAGCCATGGGCTCCAATGCATGCCCGCGCTCTGTGTGGCGATTGCCCTGGAAGGCGTCGGCGGGCTCCTCGGTGATGCGCTCGCCAATAAGCTGGTTCATGTAAGTGATAGCACCGGCCCCGAATCCGCCGGGGCCTTTGCCGTTAACTAGCAGGCATTGCAGTTCACTCATGGTCACGATGCCCATGCGGGCTAGGTGCCAATCCTCAGTGCCTTGCTCTAGCTCCTTAATTACCTGCATTGGCCACCTCCTGCTGCGCAACGATTTTGCTTAGCTGCGCCATGGTGCTATCGAACTTAGCCTTAGGTACGTTGCTAGCATCGCCGTAGTTTGACGCGAACCACTCCTGGGTAGCCTCGGGGCATGCAGCCAAAGCCTTGGCTAGCTGCGCAGCCTGGAATGAGGTCACACGCTTAGTGGGCGCCGCCGACTCGCCATCGTCATCTTCTGACCTGGTGGTTATGTTCAGCAATGCGCTCATGACGTAGCGCTTGCCGTAGCTCACGCTTGAGCCAACCGCCTGGACTGCGTTCTTGCTGCCGCTTGTGTCCAGCGGTAGCGTCATTGTCGTCTCTTCACGATGCCCGCCCTTGTGCATCAAAACGCCCGTTACCTCAATGCCACCCTGGATATTGTGAACACGGAAGCTAACCGCAAAGCCGTGGCGCTTCATGATGGGCTTAGCCACATCGTTAATATCCTCAAACGTGGCGTACTTCGTGTTGTGGGCCTTGCCGCGTTCCGCGATGCTGGGTAATTCGTCTTGCATCATTGCCATTGCGGCGTTGAATTGTTCCATGGCTGAGCGTGTCATGATGCGCTCTTGCATATCGAGTAGTCGTTTTT